TAATTCAAGTTTAGCTTTTTCTAACTCAACTCTTTGTTGATCTATTTGAGTATCTGCCATCATTTTTTGTGCTTTAGCTTGTGATTCTTGTTGCTTGATTGCTAACTCTTGTTGTTGCATTTGGATCAACGGATCTTGTTGCTGTTGTTGAGCTTGTTGTTGCTGAGCTTCTGCTTGATCTTTTTGTAGAAGTTTTTGTGCGGCAGCAGCAGTTAATCTAGATAACTCTACTTCAACATCTTCTGGTAAGTTTTCATCAGGTTTAGGTAATGGAACACCTAATTGCTCTTCTAATTGTTTTCTATATTCAAACGCAATATGTTCATTAATATGAGCTAATGCTGCAGCTTGAATATTTTGAGCTTGAGGATTTTGACTCATCATCTGCATAAGTTTTGGATCTTGCATAGCAGCCATATGAACAGCTAAGTGAGCTTGATGATCTTGATAAATAAACGCTTTAACTGGTTTCATATTTATGATGTCCATATTTTCTGAAACAGGATCTTTTGGTTTTTTATCTTCTGCATTTGGTACAAGTTTACCTATGTTCTTAACACCTAATACTTCTAACATCTGTCTATTTAATTCAACAAGATCATAGATTTGTGGGTTAGCTTGAGCCATTTGCATAACTGCTTGATATTGCACAACCTTTTGAGACATAGTTGCAGCATTTGGATCACTTACTGGAATAACTTCACAGCAATCATAATCAGATTGTTTAGCACGACGAGTACCTATTTCTGGTTCGTATGAATAATCTGGTGGTGTGTAATCACGAATAATGCCTGCTAATAATCTAAACTCTTGTTTCATCGCATAGTGAATACGCGCTTGAACAGCTGACATTACTTTGAGAGTTCTTTCTAATATAGCAAGTGTAGTACCTACTGGTGAGTTTGCATTCATGTCAGATACTTTCATATCTGCAGCTGAAGCAAATCTTCTACCTTCTTCAATGATTTGATTCATCAATTGATTAAGAACTTGTGAGGGCTCTTTATAAGGTAATGGTAAGATGTTATCGCGGATCGCACCTGATGGTACATCTACGTCTCTCCATTCACCTGGAGCAATCGGTGTGTCATCACCTTTGATACGAAGTCCTCTTGACTTCATACCACCTGGTAAGTTCGATAGAGTACCTGCGTCTACAAGTTGACGTAAGATCATAGTACCTGATTTTGCGAAGGCACCTATCAAATGAATTAAGCCGAAGCAATAAAAGCCAAAGCCTGGAATGTAACCGTAATGTACAAAGTGGTTACGTTTTAATTTTTTATCATCGTCTGGGTTCCAGTTACGTCTTATCGCTAAGATAGTACCTGTACCTTTTTCAATAGTTACAATATACGGTACTGCTATGCCGTCATCTGAATCTCCATTTTCAAGATCCAAGTTAACATGCATTTCTAAAATCTTATAACGATCATCTTCCGTTGGGTTGAAGCCCATCTTCTCAGCAATCTTTTTCTCAGCTTCATCTACATATAGGAACGGTTCGCCTAAATCTACATCTTTGTAGAAGCCTGCCACCATAAGTTTACGTAACTCATTCTTAGTCTTACGCATTACATGTGTTACACGTTCTGCCATTTCTAATGATGACGCACCGTATGGAACTACAATATCTTCTGCCGGAACATACATCGACACTTGACGTTCTAAATTAGGATCGTAATAAACTTTCTTGAACGCGTTACCAGCAAGACCTAGTCCCCATAACATTCTTTCATGCTCAGGACGATACTCAGGCATGCAGTCAGTTAACTGATAGTTCATATCATCTTTAACTCGTTCTGCTGCGTCTTCTTTTTCTTTTGTTTGTTTACCAATGATTTGTGTTTTGACTGGACCTGCAGCTGGGAAAGTCTCCATCATAGTTTCTGCTTGGAACTTAACTAACGCTTCAGTCATGAGTGGATGGTACACGTTACATGCACCTGGCCATGGTTCTGTTCTGTCTTCTACTTTAAGACCTAATAATTCTATACCATCAACATAAGTTGTTAACCAATCTTTTCTTGAATTAATATCGGCATCAAACTCACCAATCAAATCACCTGACAACTCTGTCAACTGACCTTCATCCATATCTTCTGCTAAGTTGGCATTGAACTCATCATCAACTTCTTTACCTGGAGTAATAGTTATCTCCATGCTGCCATCATCTAATGTGACAGAGTCTGGATTCTCAATCTCAATGGCAAGCGCATTTTGATCTTCTGCTAATTCTTGTAGCCCTTGAGGAGCTTGACTTAAACCTTTTTCTATTGCCATATGTTTATCCTTAAACTAAATACAACTTATTCCTAGAACTTCTAAACCCTGGTATATCTTCAGGTTCATCATTAGGTAATCTTATGAACCCACCTTGTCTAAATCTCATTAACGCCATAGTGGTAGAGTCCACTTGGTCATCGTTTGCACCTGATGGGAAGTCATTACATTCCTCAATCAATTCGTGTGCCCACCTTTTATCAGGAGCCCACACTATACCAGATCTGAAGAGATCTGCCACGGAGTTAACGCGGCTAATCTTATCTTGACCTTTTCCAGGCGTAAATTCCCCCAGCGGAATACCCATCCTTCTCATTTCCTGATAGAGAGCGGCTCCGTTAGATTTCTTTTCTACTATGAGTGCGTCGGGTTCCCATTCTTTATACTCACGTAAGACTAACTCTTTTAACTCAGGGAACTCTAGTCTTTCCTTAATAGCATTTAGTAGTATTATATTATAATTATTGGTCTCTTCGTTAAAAAAGACACCCCACGTAGTTAACGAATTATAATCGGCTCTAGTATTAGCTTCTTGTGCAGCATCAAGAGACATGATCGTAAACTCACAACTTGGTGGCACTTCGTCTTCCCATATCTTCCACCATTCACGTTTGATGAGAGCACCTTCTTCTGAGACTGGGTTCTGTAAGTATTGAGCATTCCAGTACCGTACATCTAGTGCTGCCTTCTTTGCCTGTAATTCTTCAAGTGGCCAAAACTCAGGCCAAAGTGAAGCTTCGTTACCTTGTTTGTCTTCAATAATCGCTGGAAATTCAACGACTTCCCAATCATCAACGCCGTCTTGCTTTATCATTTGGTTAACTATTTGGCCGGTCAAGTCTAGCTTAGACCACCTAGTCATTACAACAATGATCGCGCCCCCAGGCATAAGACGTTGAATTGGGCCAGACTGAAACCACTCCCAAGCAGGCAGAAAAACATCCGCTCGTCCCAATTTGGCGTCTTGCTCGGAATGTGGATCATCAATGATAAACAAATCAGCCCCGCGACCAGCGAGGGCACCACCAACACCAATAGCAAAATATTCTCCATTATGATTAGTACCCCAACGAGATGCAGACTTACTATCTGCTTGTAACTCTACGTCAGGAAAAACATCTTTATAAGCATCGCTACCCACAAGATTACGAACGCGTCTTCCAAAGTTAACTGCAAGGTCAGCTGTATGAGATGCCATAATAATCTTCTTATCCGGATACTTACCCAAAAACCAAGCCGGTGCCAAATATGAGATGAGTTCGGATTTCCCGTGTCTCGGAGCAATGTTAACAATAACTCGTTTCTTTTCGCCGTTAGCGATGTCTTCAAAGATTTTAGCCAATCTTCTATGATGATTACCAACTTTATAACCAGGATATACATGATCAATAAATTCTAAAAATGTTCCTTGTCGTTTTTCAATAGCTTGAGTTTTTTCTAATTCATCCAACTCCATTAAGAGTTGCACTTGTTCATTCTTTGGTAATACACTTATATTAGCTAGTGCTGTATCTAAATCAGCCTCGCTGATTCCTGCAATATCTATAGGCATGTTATTCTTTTGCTTCTGTTACATTAACTGCATCGATAATTTCAAATGATGTATCGATTGCGGCGGTCTTACCAAGAATTTTAAATAGTTTATTTTTAATTTGTGCTTGTAAATCTTCTTGGCTTAAATTCTTAACTGTAATTTCTGTCTTCTCTGAGAACAATCCTACATCAGATATCTTACCTAGTAGTTCTAGTGCTTTCAATCTATGTCTTGGATCTGATAACCCTGCATCTTCTATAAGTTTATTTGTAACAAACCGTCTCAACTGGACGGCTTCTTGTACAACTTGATGATCATAGTCCGACAACATCATAAATAGATGCTGAACTGTAGCCGGAACTTGTAAAGCTTTAGTAATTGATGCGTTTGCTTTAGCTTCTGAGTCAGGATTTGTAAATTCTTTGAATATTTCAGCAGCTTCTTGCTTTTCTTGTGATGAAACAGGAATATCTGCACCGCCTTCTACTAATACTTTAGCTGTTGCAGCTGCAACCTTGACTTTTTTATCAAATGTTGTAGGTTCTTCCGACTCAAAGTCGTCAGGCAGGGGTTTATTTGTTTCTGGTATGATCTTTAATGCCATAAAATGTCGCTGTTTACATCCTAGAAATTTATTTGCAGCTATTGCGGCCAATATATAGTAAATTGTTATATTAATCAAGTGCTTTTTTGGTACAATGGGTTATGAAAACTACTCTTACTTCAAAGAATTTAGAAATTTTGTATAACATGGCGTGTCAGCTACCACCGTTTAACAAATTTAAAATGCCTAAGTCTTCTAAAGTTAAATTCCGTGTCATTAAGAACCCTGCTATATATGGTTGCTTTGATGAGGTAGACATGGCAATTGAAATAAGCTCAGGTTCTTGTGGTCACTTCACTACTATCTTCCAAACTCTCCTGCACGAAATGATTCATCTATACCTTTATGTTAAAGGTGATGATGACTTTGATCAGCACGGCGCTAAATTCATGCGTATTAAAGACGTCTACTCTGAAGTTTACAACTTCGATCCTAAAGCAATCTAGGTTTTTAATCCATATTTCTCATAGAACTTAGCAAGCATATAAAATTTTTCGGGTGTTAGTAATGCTTTTGACCTATTAGCTTCCCAACATACTATTAATACATTATCTTTTGTATATCCTTTTTTAGGATCTATCCTATCTAATGATGCTGCGTTTTCATATGCTCCATACCCTTTGACGGTTTTTCCTGTTCCACCATACATAAGTTCTATTCCAAATATAGGGCAATGGGTAGGTTTATATAATTCTTCTGCTTCTAAATTAAAGTCCAATCCTTTTTTCTTAGCTCTTTGTCTAGCGTTATATATCATATATTTTATAGGATCATTTTGCCTATTTATTTTTGATTTAGCTTTTGTTATTTCTTTAGAGTCTTGATAATATTGTTTAGTACAAGGTATGCAATTATACGAATACCCAGACCTATAGTGTTTATTATTTTTATAAAAATCAATTTCAGGTTTTAGTTGTTTGCATTTATTACATTTAAACATAATTATCTCCTAATAAGAATTAAAAACATTTTACCTAAATATTTTAAAAAAGTATATTAAAAAATATATATATTTTTTGACCAAACCCTTTTCTTTTGATAGGGGGTGGGTTTCTATTTTTTAAATATTATCATATCGTTTGTGCAAGTCTCAATGCATCCAGCGGAATGGGACTCCTGTTTAAAAAATGGGTCATGGGGGTGGCGTGGGGTCGTTTTAGTTTACTTTGTCAGCTTTTTACGCTATAATGCTGTTATCAATCGCGTTATGGGTTGATATTACTTTAACTTTATAAGGAACTATTATCATGAAAAAGAACTTAATTAAAACAGTTGTAAAAGCGTCACTTACTAACGGCCGTGACGTATCAGTAAAAGAAGTTATACTTAGTGACGTCACAAAGTCATCATTGAATGAGATTGTGACAAGCGCGATTAGTGCTTATGACGCGGGTATTAAGAAAGCTGAGTTAGTATTTATCACTTCTGAAAAGTTAGCGTTGTCACTTGGAACGAAGCCAACCTATGCGGATTGGAACGCGCAATTATCCTACGTTGAACGCGAGATCGTGGCGCGTAGAAAAATTAGTGTAGATAGTGCGCAAAACATTCTTACCGAAGTGCGCAAAACAATGCTAACGGCCTTTGGATTGGATAAGCCAAGCGCACCAAGTAGAACGGCCGAAGCCAATCGCAAGGCACGTGCTAAGTTTAAAGCGCAATCAGTCACAAAACTTTTAGCTGAAAAAGAAGCACTCGCAAAAAGCGGGGACGCTGAAAGCCTTAGAAAAGCGTTAGCAATCCAAAAAGAAGTTGACACGCGCAAAAAGGCCGAAGCCAACGAAGCCAAAAAGAATGAAGGCAAGGCACTCACAAAACTTAAAACGTCAATCAAAACGTGGGTTAGTGGATTGAGTGCTGATCAAGTGGCCACTTTGGTTCATGTAAAAAATAATTTTTCAGACCACGAAAAGTTAGCTAAAAAGCAATAACACGAAGTTAACTAAGTTAACTTTTAAGGCCCGAGTGATTAATTTCATTCGGGCCTTTTTTTTGTCCAAATTTTGTGGCCACAAAACTATGACCGTAATAGTAAAGAGTAGGTGAGGGGGAGTTATAACGAAGTTAACTTCGTGGCTACATGTTTATGCGTGTTTGTATTATTACGTAAAAGCTGACGATGTCAGCACCAAAATTACGTGACTACGTATTAAAATAATATAATCAATAAGTTAGCTCGGTTAACTTTGTCAATAGGACGTATTATTACTGCAAAATCAATGACTTACAAAACTGATTAAAAAAAGGCAAGTCCTTGATATATATATAGTTTTTATAAAATTACATTATTACGTGAAATTTGATATGTCTTCCCAGTTTGAAAAATTTTAACTTCGTGGCATATCCGATTTTATTTTTATTCCTGTCTTCTCTTCCAGCCCGCGCTGTGCTTTTTAACGTAATAATGTAATATTACTGAATAATCAATGACTTAGCACGTCATGATACATTAGACAATGTCAACATTTACGTATTATTACTTAATAATCAATGACTTATTACGTAATATTATGGCTGACAATGTAAGCCCACTAAGTTAACAAAGCTAATAAAATCAAACACTTGATAAAATTACGTTGACAAAGTCAACCATTGATTAAAAAAGAGGCACCTGTAAACCACAAAGTTAACGTGGTCAAAGATACATGACCGTAAAAAAGAGATAGCGACACTTAACAACTGATTAAAAAATAAGCACAATTACCTTTACCGAAACTGAAAACTTGATGATGAATAGGGTTAAAAACAACGTTAACTTAGTTGACATAGTCCAGTCCTTGTGCTATAATGATTGAGTTACGTTGATATTTATCTAAGTTTTATCGGGTCTGTATTGACGTCACTTTTTCATTAACGTATGACTTTGTGACAAAGGAGAGAGGTATGAGTGATATAACGTATGTAATGATTCAACTTGTGGTGCTAGTTTGTTATGCATCATGGGTCTTTTATAACGTAGGCTATCAAAAAGGGAGAACAGCAAATGAAAACGAA